GGGATAAGGTGGACATGAACTGCGAGTTTAAAATCAGTCAGAAAATTCTTCCGGAAAAAATTTCCGAGGAAAAAGAAATAAAGATTCCTGTATTTTTTCAGAACAGTTGTATGCGTCAGCAGGGGAAAGAAATGGGAAAAGCCATTTGCAAAGAGGAGAGAGGAGTGATGATTCATGGCTAGTCCAACAATCAAAATGTTGTGGGGACTTGCGAAGTCTCCGGAACTTTCAATGACGGATGAGGAATTGCATCTTTTAGTGTCTGCCCACACGGGAAAAGATAGTATCAGGGCACTGAATAAGAGGGAACTTGGAACAATGGTCAGTGTACTTCAGAATATGAAAGACTCTTCATCCAGGGGAACTAGAAACAGACAGAGGCGGTCAGGTAATGTTGCCACGGCAAATCAGCGGAAAAAGGTCTATAAGCTGACAGAGGAACTTGGATGGAGCAAGAAGGCAAGGGTCAATGGACTTTGTAAAAAGATGTTTCAGGTGTCCAGTGTGGAATGGTTGAATTATCAGCAGTGTTCAAAATTGATTGAAGCATTGAAAAGTATGGTGGAAAGGGAAAAAGTGAAGAATGTTCAGGGAGAAAAAGGAGAGCAGACTTCTGATTGTTCTAAAAGGTGGGAAGGTTGAATTTCAGGCTACTAACATTGATATGGTAGAACTTGCCACCATGTGCGGAGCATTGGAGCAGCTTATGGGTGTGGAAGCAATACGCAGAGGAAAAAGCCTGGATGATGTGAAGGACAGTATGCTTGATATTCATTTTGCAGCTATGCGGACTTTATCTGAACAGATTATCAGGGAAGAGGAGGAGAATAGTGACAGCTAAGAAAAAAATGAACAAATCAGAGCGGAAAATTCGATCTGATGTGAAAAAGGATATGCAGAAAAAAGGTTTAGTTCCACCGGACAAGCCAAGGCTGAACAGGAAGAAGTATATCGAGGAAGCCAAGGAGGAATGGAACGGTAAGGATGGGGAGTATTATGGGTGGGATATATGGTTGAACGCAGCCATCTCTTATATGCTTTTGCGTAAGGATCAGCACCTGCGTGTTTCTTCTGAGGCAGTAGGGGTGGCGAAGACGCTGAAGCTTGCAATTCGACTCAAGGAGTTCCATGACAAGCTGAAAGCAGAGGAAAGGACTTCCTATACAATAGGAGAACAGTATGATTATATCAGGGACATCTTAGATGCCTAGAAAGGAGTATCAGATTTATATGAGTATAGCGTATAAAAAAATAACGAGCCACGGTTCAATTAGCATTCCAGTAGCAATGAGAAGAGAAATTGGTCTTCAGAGCGGAGATCCTATGGAAGTATCACAATCAGGTGGAAATATTATCATCAGACCATATACTCCGAGATGTGTGTTCTGCGGTACCTCAGAAGGAGTACATAAGTTTGAGGGCAAGGGAATCTGTTCAGAATGCGCAGAGAAAGCTCTTGCAATCATGGAAGGAGGAAGTCACTAATGGCATTATATGCATATGCAGAGATGAATAATGCACAGCTGGTCACAGCAGCTGTGAAGTTCGATCAGGAACAGAAGGAATGCAAGAAGGAACTGGATGCAGTCAAAGCAGAGCTTCAGAGCAGAGGTCTTCAGATTATCGAAGACCGCAATGTGAAGTTCATCAAATTCTTTTCTTCAGATGGGAATGCTTCTGTTATGGACAGTCAGCAGATTGATGTACTGAATCCGGATAAGCTGAAAGAACTTCTTTCAGAAGGTATCTGGAAGGCAAAGGTAAAAGAAACAACAGAGACAAAGTACAAGTATGATTCCAAACTGGAACAGATGCTCAAGGCAATCTTCACTGGTGACTACACATTTGAGTACACCATTGAGGAGTTCATGGATGAGATGTCAGTGAAGCCTGATGAGAAACAAAAGAAGCTTCTTATCAAGAAACTGAAGGGTGACTATGTAAAAGACAAGCAGACACTTGTGAGCGTACTTGGGTATCAGAATGAGGATGCTGCTCCGGATTTTGATGTGGAGCTTTTCTATATATACAAGATCAAGAATGGAGAGCTTATCAAAGCATTCCTTCCGGAGGACTGTCTGGATCAGACGATTGAGGACATCAAGAAGTGCCTGATCGTTGACACAAAGACAAGCATTACTATTGATTATGACAAAGAATAGGAGGAAACAGTCATGAGCGAATTTTCAAGCGAAGCAAAGAAAGCAGGTCTTCAGGAACCGGAGAAGCCAGTGCCTGAAATGACAGAAGAGGAACTGAAAACATTCAGAACATCATTTGATCCTGACATGATGGGATTCGATGGAGCTGAAGGAGCAGATGAAGAGGAGGAGACAGAAGATGGCGAATAAACCACAGATTAACAAACTGATTTCAAAGGTCAACTTCAGCGATTCAAACAGATCAGCAGGTCAGATCAAGTACCTGGTAAAGCATTATGTAGGGGCTACTGGCGGAGCTGAAGCAAACTGCAAGTATTTCTATGATACATACAGAGGAGCATCCGCTCACTTTTTTGTAGGACACAATGGTGAGATATGGCAGTGCGTGGAAGAGAATGACACAGCATGGCACTGTGGAGCTAAATCCTATAAACACAGTGAGTGCAGAAATTCCAATTCAATCGGTGTTGAACTTTGTGTCAAAAAAGATAAGAATGGGAAATGGTACTACACAGAGAAAACAAAGAAAGCAGCCATTCAGCTGTTTGCTTATCTGATGGATAAGTATGGAATTGATGAAAGCCATGTGCTTCGTCATTTTGATGTCACTGGCAAGATATGCGGTGAGCCGGATGTTCGTTCCGAAAACAAGGTATGGAGCACATTCAAGAGTGCTATTTCATCTTATGGGAAGGGAGCTGCTTCCTCATCCAGTGGAAGCTCTTCAGGAAGCTCATCTTCAAACGGATCAGCAGCAACATCTTCAGGAGTTCCGTTCAAGATCAGGACAACGTGTGATGTATTAAACATCAGAGCAGGTGCAGGAACAGGGTTCAAAGTGAAAGGACAGATCAAAGAGACAGAAGCAAATAAAAATGTCTACACTATTGTGGAAGTCTCTAATGGATGGGGCAAGTTAAAGAGCAAAGCCGGATGGGTTTCACTGGCTTACACAAAAAAGGTATAGAGAGGTTGGTTTGAATGAATGATGAACTGTTAAATGAATTGATTGGTGAGACCAGGATGGAGGACATAGCGGAACGCTACCAGGAGATTGTGAAAATCGTTGGAGTTCAGAAGTTCGTGGAACTTAGCAATTATGCACGAGGCGATGAAATTTATTTTCCGAAGGTTGAGAACGTGGTCAGTCCTGCAAGAAACAGGCGAATCAAGAAAGAATTTAATGGTTCAAATGACAAGGAACTGGCGGACAAGTACAACCTGACCATCAAGCAGATATGGAACATCCTGAAGGATGAGCCACCTGTTGGTCAGATGACATTTGATGATCTGCTTAATGGGATGTAGGTTGCCGACATAACTGGTCAAGTGACACATTCAATGCATCAGCTAATTTGATGAGCGTGGAGACTCTACCGTCCCCACGCTTTTCTAAATCTTCAATAGTGCGGACTGAAACACCAGAGAGGCGTGACAACTCCGGAACTGACAGATTTTGTGACTTTCGTATTTCTCTAAGGTTCATAAGTGCCTCCTAAAAAAGAATGTGGTACAGTGCCACCAATAGAACGATTGGAAGCACAAACAGCAGGATACGGATGATGAGTCCAATGGACTCCTGGAACATTTTTTTCAATTCTTTCATGTTGTATTCTTGAGGGAATTGTGATATTTTAGTAGTAAAGGAAGGGGCTTTCGCCCCAACCTACTACTTTGTTAAAGAGTAGATGATGAAGAGTATCACACCGGCGAGTGAAGATATCTTCCAAGAGAGCTTGATGAGTTGGTCGAACAACTTGTTGAGCTCTTTTATTATCTCCGTCATCTCCTTGATTTTATCCCTCAAGTGTATCACCTCCTTACAAGTATATAGTACCACGTAATTACGTGGTTGTCAACAGAAAATGCCGATTTTATGCGGATTCTTGAGAAATTTCCCGGAAAATATTATCCTATAATGCTTCCCCTAAACACTCCGAATATAACACTCTATAATCAGGTCATGACTTAAAAGTCATGACCTTCTTTTTGTTGCCCTGACAAGG